AGGGTATGAACCTTACGAACAATTTGATGGTTCAATGTCAACATTGTTTGATGATATGTCAAGTCAAATTTTTGATATCGTTTCAACACCGGCTAAAGAAGATACTTCAATTAATTATTATGGTGCAATACCAACTAGTGTTTATTCGGGTTTAAGTTCAGTATATACTGGTGAAACTAATGTTTACGGAGTGGATAATGTAAGTTCAAATTTATGTAATTATTCAGCACCTCAAAATGACCCTTGGTATTACTCATTATTTGATAATGTTGGTAATGCTTCTTATACAGGATTTTCATTTTGGTCTGTTGTTACAGGATTAACATTGACACCAATAATTACAACAACAACATCAACTTCAACGACGACATCAACAACAAACCCTTGTACAACAACAACATCAACATCAACTACTTCAACAACAACAGCAAAACCTGTTAATTGTTATACAGGTACATTGATTGGGGTGATTTATATTTATTCGGGTACGGCATATACAGATTATGATGACTTAGTTGTTGCAACACTTCGTTCAAGAGGATTGTCAACATATGGTTTGGAAAATGGACCTGTTTATGAAGTTTCGGGTTTAACGGATGTTAGTTTAGATTGTACCGGGACATATTCAGGTGTAACTAAGAACCCATTTTCAACTTTTGGTGTTAATATTACAAGTAAAGATGGTGACCAATATTTCTTTGAAACATCATTATCAAATTCAGATTCAAAATACATTAGTAAAGTGTTTGGTTCAACTAACTTCTCAAAACCAAGAACAGTAGTTCCATTATTTGTTGAAGAAAGATTCCAAGCTTTATTAACGAATGCTTGGAGAATGGGTTATATTAGAGGTTTAAATTGTGAATTAACAGCTTTACCTGATGCTCGTCAATCGATTGACCCAACATCAATAGCGTTTTACTTAGAAAAATTCCAATCACCGGTTTCACCGTGGGTTGTTTCAGAATTAAGAGGTAATAAAGTTTATAACTTATTTAAATTTACAACTATTGCAGATGGTGATTCAGCAAATATTGATATTAAAATATCAATTGCAAATATGTCATTTAACAATGGTACTTTTGATGTATTAATTAGAGATTTCTTTGATACTGATTCCTCACCTGTTGTTCTTGAAAAATACACTAATTGTAGTATGAACCCTCAAGATAATTCATTTGTTGGTAAAAAAATCGGTAGTTTAGATGGTGAATATCCTTTATTGTCAAGTTATGTTATGGTTGAAATTAATGAGGATGCACCAATAGATGCTCTTCCTTGTGGATTCTTAGGATACGATTATAGAGAATATGCTGGTGTAAGACCACCATTCCCATTAATTAAATCTAAATATTATTATCCTGGTGAAGTAGTTTATAACCCACCGTTTGGGTTGGCTTCAGGAGCGGATGATTCAACAACAAGTGCTGGTGATAATGTAAGAAGAACTTATTTAGGTATTTCAGATACTGAAGGTATTGATGTTGATTTCTTCCAATATAAAGGAACTCAACTTCCTTTAGATATTTGTAATGATACTGAAGGTAATCCTTGGAATTTTAGAACAAGAGGTTTCCACATGGACAAAAACGCAAGTGGTATTACAATTCCAAATATATTTGTAACAAGTGGTACTCCGGCATTCTTTTGTGGTGACGCACCTTTTACATCAGACCCTGATAGTGAACTTAACCCTTATTATAGAATTTACGCACGTAAATTTACATTCTTAGTAAAAGGTGGTTTTGATGGTTGGGATATCTATAGAGAATTTAGAACAAATAAAGATGAGTTTATGTTAGGTAGAACAGGTTACTTAAAAGGTTCTTGTCCTACAATAAAATATCCAACAGCATCGGGTTGGGGAGCATTTAAACAAATTATTGTCGCAGGTAACACTCAAGATTGGGCAAACACCGATTATTACGCTTATTTATTAGGACAACAAACATTTGCGAATCCTGAGGCGGTAAACATCAATGTCTTTGTTACACCGGGTATTGATTATGTTAATAACTCTAATTTAGTTGAGAGTGCTATTGATATGATTGAATATAGTAGAGCGGATTCATTGTACGTATGTACAACTCCTGACTACAATATGTATGTTCCGTCAACTGGTAATCAATTAGATTTTATTTACCCACAAGAAGCTGTAGATAATTTGGCAAATTCAGGTATTGACTCTAACTATACCGCTACTTATTACCCTTGGGTATTAATGAGAGATACTGTTAACAATACTCAGATTTACTTACCGGCAACTGCTGAGGTAACAAGAAACTTAGCGTTAACGGATAATATTGCATTTCCTTGGTTCGCTGCGGCGGGTTACACAAGAGGTATCGTAAACGCTGTTAAAGCGAGAGTTAAATTGACACAAGAGAATAGAGATACTTTATATCAAGGTCGTTTAAATCCAATAGCAACGTTCTCAGATGTTGGAACGGTAATTTGGGGTAACAAAACTCTTCAAATTAGACAATCGGCACTTGATAGAATTAATGTTAGAAGATTATTACTTCAAGCTCGTAAATTAATATCAGCAGTTTCTGTTAGATTATTATTTGAACAAAATGACGCTAAGGTAAGACAAGATTTCTTAGATTCTGTTAACCCAATATTAGACTCTATTAGAAGAGATAGAGGTCTTTATGATTTCCGTGTAACTGTTTCGTCTGACGCAGCTGATTTAGACAGAAATCAAATGACTGGTAAGATTTATATCAAACCAACCAAATCGTTAGAATTTATAGACATTACGTTCTATATTACTCCAACCGGAGCTTCTTTCGAGAATATATAATTAATAAAATTATGACCCATTGTAATAGTGGGTCATAATTAAGCCTTATAACAAAAATATGTTAAAAAATAAAATAATTGAAGGAATTGACGAGGAAGGTGCTCCGGATGAGAAGTATTACGCTTTTGATTGGGACGATAATATAGTTTCAATGCCAACTAAAATAATCTTAAAAGATGAAGATGGTGATGAGGTTGGAATGTCAACTGAAGATTTCGCAACTTATCGAGAAATTATAGGTAAGGAACCATTTGAATTTGATAAACACACCATTGTTGGATTTTCAGAAGACCCTTTTAGATATTTCGGGGTTAAAGGTGATAAACAATTTATTGTTGATTCTATGTTAGCAAAACCGGGACCGGCTTGGGCTGATTTTGTTGAAGCAATTAATAATGGGTCAATTTTTTCTATAGTTACTGCGAGAGGGCACACACCATCAGTATTAAAAGAGGCTTGTTATAATTATATTGTATCAAACCGTAATGGAATTAATTCAACTGAGTTAGTTAAAAATTTAGAAAAATATAGAGATTTAGCTGATGAGGAAAATGTTTCTAAAAAGGAGATGATTAGAGAATATTTAGATTTATGTAAATTTTATCCTGTAAGTTATGGAGAAGGTTCCGCAACAAATCCGGAAGAAGGGAAAATTAAAGCTTTAAAAGAATTTGTTCAATATGTTAAAGCAATGTCTCAACATATTCAAAAAAAGGCGTTCTTAAAAAATAAAATAAATAATTATTTTGTTCCTAAAGTAGGTTTTTCAGATGACGACATAAAAAATGTGGATGTAGTAAAGAAACATTTTGAGCAAGACCCAGAAAATATTATTAAAACTTATTCAACAGCAGGAGGAATAAAAAAAGAATATTAAATACTTATAATAAAATAGAATTAAATAAAAAAAAACTAGTTAAAAAAAAACTAGTATTAAATAAACTAGACTGGATTATAATTATAATAAATTAAATTCTAAAAGTCAAGATAAATATTTTTTAAATAGAGATATTTATTAAATAAAGATAAATAAAATAAAATTAAAAACAATTTGAAATGGCTGATTTATTAATGAAAATGCCCATACCTTACGAACCTAAAAGACAAAATAGGTTTATACTACGTTTTCCTTCAACATTAGGAATTAATGAATGGTTCGTAGAATCGGCAGCAAGACCACATATAACAATTAATCCGGTTGCAATTCCTTTCTTAAATACAGAAACATATGTTGCTGGTCGTTTTACTTGGGGAACAATTAACGTGAAATTCCGTGACCCAATCGGACCTTCAGCGTCACAAGCTCTTATGGAGTGGGTACGTTTATGTGCTGAATCAGTTACAGGTCGTATGGGATATGCTGCGGGATATAAGAAAAACATTGACCTTGAGATGTTAGACCCAACAGGTGTTGTTGTGGAAAAATGGATATTAGAAGGTACTTTCTTATCTGATGTTAACTTTGATGGTTTAGGGTATAGTCAAGATGCTTTAGCAACTATTTCTACAACATTACGTATGGATAGATGTATATTAGTTTACTAAAATAATATTTTATATTTAAATTTAAGAATCCACATATCAAAAATATGTGGATTTTTTATTAACTATTTATAAAAAAAAGTATACATTTATTATTTATAATAAAAACAAATTTATATGGATGAGAGTTTAATTAATGCAGGAACAGAAAATTTCACATTACCACATGATGTGGTATCATTACCTAGTGGTGGAATTTTTTATAAATCTAAAAGAAAATCGGTTAAAATCGGTTACTTAACAGCGTCTGATGAAAATTATTTAATTGGTGCGCTAGCGGGTAAAGAAAATGTAGTATTAACTTTATTACGTAATAAATTATATGAACATGATTTACGTCCTGAAGAACTACTTGATGGTGATGTTGAAGCTATTTTGATATTTTTAAGAAATACTTCATTTGGTGCTGAATACACAGTTAATTTAACTGACCCACAAACTAACAAATTATTTGCTCATACTGTTATATTGGATGAGTTAAATATTAAAAAAAACCAAAATCAACCGGATGAAAATGGATTTTTCTTAACTAAATTACCTAAAACAGGTATTACTGTTAAATTAAGACCAACAACTTTCTATGATACTATTGAGTTAGATAAAATGGTTGAACAATATCCTGCTGGAAGACAGGCACCAAGAATTACTTGGAAATTACAAAAACAAATTGTTGAAATTGATGGGGATAACGATAGAGGTAAAATAGCTATGTTTGTTGATACTTTACCTATTATGGACTCTAAATACATAAGAACTTTTTTAAGGGAGAATGAACCGTCATTGGACCTTAAGAGAACAGCAAACGCCCCGTCAGGAGAACTGGTATCTTTCGAGATAACCTTTGGGGTGGAGTTTTTTCGGCCTTTCTTTTAACTATCGGCAACTTCTAATTGAGGAATATTACTTGATGGCTAAATTTATAAGGACTTCTTATAATGATTTCAACGAGATGCCCACTTATGTTAGAAAATTTTTAATAAACAGAATAATAGAAGATAATACACCAAAGACGTAAATTAAAATATGTCTTTGGTGTATTTATTTATAAAAGAAATTTAATATGCAAGATGCTGGAAGTAATTTAGAGGCTAGTGAAAAAAAAGGTAAGGATATTCTTAAGTCGTTAGGAGATGCTTTAGAAAGTAATTTTAGTGTTGCTGCGGTTGGTAAGGTTGTTGCAGAACTAGATGCGGGTGCGAGTCAACTTTTAAAACAGTTTGGTCTTGGTCAACAAATGGCTCAAACATTAAGTGCAACAATGGCAGACGCGGTTAGTAGTGTTAGAGTTTTAGGTGGTGATATTAAAGATGTAATTGAGACTCAAAGAGATGCGTCAAAAGAGTTGGGTAGAAATGTTGTATTATCTGCTGAAGTAAATAAAGACCTTTACGCAACGATGAAAGTTACTGGAGAACAAATTGGTCCATTAGTTAAAGGATTTAAAGATGCGGGATATGGTGCGGGACAAGTCGCTAAGGAAATGAAAAATGTTGTGGATATTGCGGCTCAATCAGGTGTTAACGCACAAAAAGTGTCTTCAGCTGTTTTACAAAATATGGACTCTCTTAGTAAATATAATTTTGAAGGTGGTGTATCAGGTTTAGCAAAAATGGCGGCACAAGCGGCGATGTTAAGAATTGATATGAAAACAACGTTAGGTTTTGCTGAAAAAGTTTTTGACCCTGAAGGGGCTATTGAAATGGCGGCAGCTATGCAAAGATTAGGTGTTACTCAAAGTAGTTTACTTGACCCGTTAAAATTAATGGACTTAGCTCAGAATGACCCCGCTGAATTACAAAATCAAATGGCGGAGATGGGTAAATCATTTACTCAATTAAATGAAAAAGGTCAATTTGAAATTATGCCGGGAGCAAAACGTCAAATGAGGGAGTTAGAGAAGGCGATGGGATTACCCGCAGGTGAATTGGCAAAAATGTCTTTGGCAAGTGCGGAGTTAGAGGATAAAATGAGTAAAATTCGTTTTCCTGAGTTACCTGAGTTAGACGAAGATAAGCAAAAGATGATAGCCAATATGGCTGAAATGGGTGCTGGAGGTAAATATGAGGTACAAGTAACTGACCCAGAAACAGGAAAAACAGTTGCAAAGGCTATAGATGAATTAAATGCTAAAGATGTTGCAAATCTTGAAAAAATGGCTAATACCGCTCCAAAAACTATGGAGGAGTTGGCTAAAGAACAATTGAGTACTTTGGAATCTATTGCTGCTGATATTAAATCATTAGCCGATAAACCGGGATTAGCTCTCGCCGGTAGTAAAAGTATGACTGGTGTTCAAAAATATACTAGAGCAGCAACAACAAGTGCTAGAAAAGTTCTATCACCAAAAGAATTAGATTCAAAAAATCTTAGAGGGACAATTGATACAGGGATTGATAGAAGTTTAGACACTCTTAAAAGATTAACAGATGGTGAAATAACCGCTGCTGAGGCTAGAAAGGAAGTTGGGGAAAATTTATCAAAGTTAAATACATTGATTAAATCAGCATTTCAAACAGGAATGAATATCGCTAAAGAAGAAGGAGAAAAGTTAAATAAAGATTTTCCTAATGTTGCCCGAATGGAACAATTAATGACAGGTAAGATGAAAGGGGTATCAAGTGCTAAAAAAGAATCATCAGATGCTAATCCGATGAATGTTAAAAGAGATATTAGTAATGTTAGAAATACGTCAACAATGTCTACTAATGAACAACAAAGTTCAAATAGTAATACAACAAAAACACCAATTGAAATTACTTTAAATCATAATGTTGATTTAAAGACTAATGGTAATGTAGACACTAATCAAATTGTTATGGCACTTAAGAATACGGATGTTCAACAAGGTATTGTTATGGCGATAAAAGAGGGAATGTTTAGTAATGGTTTATTAGCTCCAACAGCAAACAAAACACAGTTAATGAACTCTAATTTAAGTTCAACATTAACAACATAAAATAAAGTACAATCTATTTATAGATAAATTAGAATATATGGCAGAGAGTTCATTATCATTTGCGTCCACGTCTTCCTTTAGAAATTCTCTAATGGCGAAAAACTTGGCACCTTATAGTGTTCAAGGAGTGTACACCCCACCGGCAAATCAAGTTAATTACGAAACCATTTTAGGTGTAAGTAATGTTATTGATTCACCAGGTGAGTTAATAACGAATGACCCATATGGTAATTTATTATATCCATTGAACGAATATGGTCCTAATGGTGGTTATAATTTAGAAATTAATTTTAACGGACCTCCTTTACCTGTTAATTCAAATCAGGGGGAATATAACCCCAACGACACAGCGTTAGATTTACTTAATGAATTTTTTATTGATGCTGCTTATATTCAAAATGGGTATGGACCGGCGGGTGGTTATAATGATTTAGTTATTATAACAGATGTTGAAAATAACAATAAGATATATCAACCTTATTGGGAACCACCAAGTTTTGCTCCATCAACTTATTCACCTTATAATATTTTATTATCAAATAATCCTATTGGAAGTAATGGGTTACTATCTCAGGATTCTTTTATTGCGAGATTTGGAGCTCTTGAATTAAATTCGTTATTGAAAAAAAGAATTGATGCTGAATTATTTCAAAACACATTAGGTCAAATAAATTTACAATCTCTACAAGACCCGTTTGAGATTAGTATGATGTTGTCAGGTCAACAACCTTTAATTTATAAAAATTGGAAGATTACAGTACCTGAAAACCCTGTTGTTGCCGCTGCCGACTTCTTAACAAGATTGGCGGGAGCTTATTGGCCGGTTTCATTAATACCTGGAGATTATTTCAATGATAATAACGAAAATAGTCAAACACAACAAACATCAAACGCTTTAAGTACTGTTAATCAATTAACAGGTGGTTTATTAGGTCCAATATTAAATCTTAGTAGAAGTGGTTCACAAATATTTTTAGCCAATACAGGTAATGGTCAAAGGTCTGTTTTATTTGCAAATATTAATTATAATAGATATCAACCATCTTATGATAAAGATTATGGTTTATTATTTGGGGTTGCTCAAGGATTAGTTAACTTATTAGTCCCAAATATTAATCCGGGTAATGGTACATTAGTTGGTGGTTACTATGTTGGTAATAAAACATCGGAACCGTCTTATATTACATCACCCCCAAATCAAATACCGGTTAACGCATTTGGTCAACAAGACCCTTCACCTGTATATGGTCCATCAGAGATGGGTATTTTATATGAAGGTAATGAATCAACACTTAACAATTTTGGTTTAGGAGGTAAGTCCTATAGTGACGGTGGGGGTATTGACGGAGGATTTGTTTGGGTATCTCCAAAATATAAAGCCAATGCAGGATTCAGAGCGATACCGGGTGGTGGTTCCGGAACTATGGATGAGGACTATCAATTGGTTAGTGGAAACATCACTAGAGATGAATCAACAAACATTGAATTTAAATCAACATCAATATTAGACCAAACTCAAAGATTAATTGATTCTGCGGATAATGTTACGGGTATTGCTCGATTGAAACACGTTGGTAACGCAATGAATCAGATTAGTAAGGTATTCAATGATGGTTATAAAGAAATTACTAAAGGTTCTCAAGTTTTATCGTATACTGATAATACAACAGGTGGGGCTGCCGGTATTGAATATTGTAGAGTTTTCACAAAAGATAATCCTTATTACGCGTATAATGATTTACAAAAAACAGATGGTATAACTACATCAGGTAGAAGATTTACTCATTCTGTTTTGGATAACACATATAATTTGAATATTGCTCCATTAAGAAATCCGGGCTCAACAAACATTATTGCGAATAATGTTAATGGAACGGGGGGATATGCTAAAAAATATATGTTCTCAATTGAGAATTTAGCTTGGAGAACATCAAGTAGACCTGGTTTTACTTATGATGAATTACCTGTTTGTGAGAAAGGTCCAAATGGTGGTAGAGTTATGTGGTTTCCTCCGTATGATTTAAAGTTTTCAGATAGTAGTACTGCTAATTGGAATGATACTTCTTTCTTAGGTAGACCTGAACCAATTTACACATATAAAAATACAAGTAGAACAGGGAGTTTAAGTTGGAAGATTATAGTTGATAGTCCATCTGTAATGAATGCTGTTGTGGAAAAACAATTAAAAGGACAAAATAAAGAAAGGATTAATTCAATTATTGATTCATTTTTTGCTGGTTGTGTTAAGTATGATATTTATGAATTGGCGTTAAAATTTAATACTATACCAACAAAGGATTTATATACGTATCAAGAGATTTTAAGTAAACCAAATTTAACGGATGAAGAATTAAAAAGTGTAAGTGCTAGTATTCCAAGAGAAAATTCTGTAACTCAAGGAGGTGCGGGAACGCCTGGTGATGCAACAAATAGTACGACAAATCCGGATACTTCAATTGACGATTTCAAAAAGAATTATTCTCAGTTAGCATTTTATTTTGATAATGATATTCCTGACCCAAACTCAAAAGGTGTTGTTTCTTCAGTGCCATATGATGTCACGTATTCGTCATATACTAGTGTTGGAAATAAAAAAACATATGTTGATACCGCAAGTGCAATTTTTAATGTTGGTGTTACTAATAGAAATGTTGGTGAGTTCTTTACAAATATTGTTGAATCTAATTATAAAAAAATTGCTCTTAATGATAATAATTTTATAAAAGACGCTTACAATATTCTAAAAGAAAAAAAGGGGACTATAAGTATTCAAATGGTTGGTTCGGCATCAGCAACTGCCAGTGTCCCGTATAATGAAAATCTTTCTAAACGAAGAAATGATTCTGTTATTCAATTCTTAAAGGAGTATAGTATTGGAGATGTTAATTTGGCTCCTTTCTTTGAAAATCAAACCTTACAAATTACACTACAAAGTGGTAAGGGTGAACAAATTTCTATACCTCAAGGTGAGTCAGGTACTGGAACACAAGTTGACTGTAGTAAAAATGTTGTATCATCATCGGGTACAGATGTTTCTAACAAAAAAGCTGAGACATATTCAACAGATGCTATGGCATGTAGAAGAGTTAAAATTAATAGTATTGCAATTGCACCAATTGCTCCAACAACTATAGTAAAACCACCTGAAAAAGTGGAAATAATAACACCTGATGTGACCAATACAACAATTAATACGATTAAACCTGTTCAGACAGTTACAATTGAACAAAAATTAAAAGAAGGTATTGGGAAAAGAATTATTAGACAATTATTAACTGAATGTGACTATTTTGATGTTATTAAAGAAACTAATCCTATGGTATATGGGTCTATAGCGGATAAAATTAAATTTTTCAATCCCGCTTTTCACTCCATGACACCTGAAGGTTTAAATTCTAGACTTACATTTTTAAATCAATGTGTTAGACCTGGTGAAACAATTCCTGTAATAGGTGCGGACGGTAAACCAAAATATAATGATGCGGTTAATACTTCATTTGGTGCACCACCGGTATTAGTATTGAGAATTGGGGATTTCTATAACGGAAAAATAATTCCAAAAACAATATCATTTACATATGAACCATTATTGTTGGATATGAATCCGGAAGGAATTGGTATTCAACCGATGTTAGCTAACGTAAATTTAAGTTTTGATATGATTGGTGGTATGGGGCTTGCTAGACCTGTTGAACAATTACAAAACGCGCTGTCATTTAATTTTTACGCAAATACTGAAATTTATGACGAAAGAGCAACATGGACAGAAGATACTTCAGCGTTAGATACTACATTAATCCAATCAATATTAAATGCTCAACCACCGGTTACTGTTAATAATGTTCAAAATGAAATTACTAATGATGGTGGAAATACTATTGGTGACATATTAACTAACATTCCGGTTACTAGTGGTCAAACAGGGGAAATTACCTATATGAGTATTATGGATAAAATATTAGATGCTACGAAAGAATATTATACAAATGTTTTAAATCAAAGTGATAGTATTGTTAAATCATACAATTATGGTGTGTGGCAATTAATAACTCAGGATAGATTGTATACTTCGGGAGAAATAAGTTTAAATTCTAGTAGTATATTAGCTCCAATTTATGGAAAACCGGAAGGTGTTGAAACTAAAGTGGATTCATTATTTAGTACATTTATATCAGATATTAATGCTGATAATCCAACTAATCAAAATTATATAATATCAAGATTAGTGGGTTATAAATTTACAGATGCAACAATTCAACGAGTTAAAACAAATATGAATCAATATATTACCACATTAAAAGGGGATTATAGTAGTGGTTTATTCACTAAAATTCAAGAAATTGTAATATTAGAACAAAGTATGGTTCAAATTATTAGAAAAATAAATTTAGTAACAACTAAAACGGATGGTAAAATTTTAGACACCGGGATTCCTCGTGTTTATACTATTTCAGGTACAACCGAAGTTAATACCGCTAGTCTTGGGTCTCCATTAGACACATATCAAGAATTGTGTGATGACTATCGTTTAGTTGGTATTAGATTAGACGATTTTAATGTGTTAATGGATGCTGAAAAAATAATTACAACAGTTACTGTACCATATGAAGGTCCTGGTGAATTTGAACCAATTTCAAAAGATTTTGCAACAGCGTCAGTTCAGGATAAAAGACAATTTATGGTAATGGCTCAAATATTTAATGATAAAAATAAATTAACACAATTTAAGAATGCTATTATTAGTGGAGAATTAAAAAGTGATAATAAATTAGTTAGAAAATTTAATAATATTTGTGATGATTTTGCCGATTTAACTAAAAAAGAATTAATTGCTGAAGAAAAATTTATTAAAACAATTAAAGGAAAAGAATCTTATTTAAAATTTGTAAATCAACCGGCTTATCCTAAAGGTAAATTGAGAAAGTTTACTTATACTACGGTTCCTGACCCTGCAACTGAAACACAACAAAAAACAGATATTGCTAATTTATATAAAACTGTAAATGTTAATAATGATAAATTAACGTTTGATGGTAAAATAAAATTTGATTAATTATGGGTACTAAAGATTATTATAATAGATACAATAATTTTATCGTTAATGGACAACAAACGGTTGTACCATATATTGCTCTGCCAAGTAAATCTACAGACAAAAGATATATTTTTAAAGTCGCTCAATCTAGATTAGATAAAGTTTCTCAACAATATTATGGTAGTCCTTTCTTTAGTTGGTTAATATTACAAGCAAATCCACTATATGCTGGTCAAGAGTGGAATATCCCCGATGGGGCTATCTTGACAATACCCTATCCTTTAATAGCTTCTTTACAGGATTACAACAATGACCTAGAAAATTACTTCTTTTATTATGGTAGATAAATCGGAAAATATATTAGTTGAGTTTGATTATAATAACATATCAATCATTGACCCAAATAAAGTTATAGATAATGACGGAAAAGTACAAGAACGATATGTTAAGCAGGAAAATTTAGTAATGTACGCTAATTTGGAGTGTAAAGTTTTACCTCGTACCAAATTAGCACTTGGTGTTGCAAATAACGACCAAGTACAAACAGTTTCAATAGCCACTATTAATTTTTTAAAACCGGGAGATAAAACATTTTTAGATAATTCATATACAGATGAATTAACGGGTAAAGATACAATAAAAGGTAATGGTGTGAATCAACCAAAACTAACGGCTGTCTCAAACCCAAATAAAAGTAGTGATTTTTACATTAGACAAACCATTAATTCAGGTGGTAAACAAGCCTCAGTTGATAATGGATTGTTGGGTATTACATCAATTAATATTAGACAAGGGTTAGATTTTTTACCTTCAATTACTATTGAATTAGAAGATGTTAAAGGTAGAGCTATGTTTGAGGCGGGTGATAATTCACCATACGCCGCATTTTTTAATTTACCATATCCAATGTTTCAATTAACAATAAAAGGGTTTTATGGTAAAGCGGTTAAATTAAAATTAATGTTACAAACATTTTCAACTAGATATGACACATCTAATGGAAATTTTAAAATTAAATTACAATTTTTTACTTACAAATATACATTGTTAAGTGAGGTACCTATGGCGGCATTAATTGCGGTTCCACACATGTACCAATCTAGGGTTAATATACAAACAGTTAAAGGAGGTTCTAGCAATTTTTCAAACGTCCAAGATTCTATTGTTTCAAGAGGATATCAAAAAGTTAGAGAGTTATATAGTGAATATAAATCAAAAGGTATGATACCTGATGATTTCCCTGAAATTACTGTTGTTCAAATGAAAAATAGGATTGAAAATTTTATTAAAAATATTTTAACTTCATTTTCGCAACAAAATTTAGACCCATTAACTTATGTTGAAGAATATCAAAGATTATTGGGTAATTTAGATAAAGATGTTTATGTTGGTGCTGGAACTTCATGGTTTTCTAAATATATGGATGATAAAAATTATTTAGTAATGAAAGGTGTTAATGGTGTTAATGGAATTACTGAAGGTAGTAAGGTTTATACTTTTAAATCTGAAATAAATACAGCTCAAAAAAGAAAAAATGCTTTGGCGGAACTTCAAGGTATTATCAGTGCGGCAAAAGAAAAAATGGAGGCAAATTCTGTTTGCGGTGAAAATGGTAAATATACTATTGATGGTAAAACAAAAACTGGTTCACATGTACCATTTAAGATTGACCCAAGTATATTTCCTATTGAACCAAAAGAAAATGATGTTAATGTTAAAGAAACTTATCGTCAAAGAAAAAAATTATCAACAGAGCCAAACGCGGACCAACTTAAACAATTTAAAAATCAACTAGCAACCGAAGGAATTTTTAATTCATTAGAGATAACTAATAAGAAAGGTTCTGAAGATAAAAACTTCCAATTTTATATATTTGAGGGTGATAATAGGTTTGAAGATTTAATAAACCAAATGGGTAAATTAGCTAAAACAACTAAAGAAAATATTCAAGATGAATTAACAGAAGCTTTAACTAATTTATTACAAAAAAAAGATAATGGTATTGGATTTGTTCCAAATATTAGAAATGTTCTTGCGGTTATTTTTGCTAATGGTGAGGCATTCCTAAGATTAATGGATGATGTTCATGTACAAGCTTGGAATTTAAATGATACTCAAATTAAAGCCAGAAGAAATTCAATTTTAAATCCTGAAACAGCAAACGCTTCTGTTGATAATTTAACATCAGGTGATAATAAAACATTACCAATTTATCCGTGGCCTCAAATGTTGACAGCAACTTCAGGTAAAGATGGTCGTGAAAAATTTGAATTAACATATCCGGGAGATAAGAATGTTATAAGTCAAACTAAAGCGTATTTAACTGATTTATGGCCTGAAGTTGAATTTGTTGAAGAATTTATTAGAGCAACAACTCAAACAGTAAAACCGCCGGCTGACCCGACAGAAACCTCAAATCCTGTGACCGACATTCAAAGAGTTTCGTTAGATGCAATTGAATTTCCAATTAGTAATGCTGTTTATGATAATAAAGAAGAAATTAAATATTTTTATGAAATATTTGAAAGAATATTTTTAACATCTAACTACTCAGGTTTATTAAGAAGTAATGGTAATACTCAGGATGCGGATAAAGTAACTGACGTTATTGCTGAAGCAGAAAGTATTAACATTATTCAAAGTTTATCAAATGATAATCCTTTTATTATTAAAAAATTAAAAGAGTTTGGTATTAATGCGGGTAATTTTGAAATTTTGATGAGACATATCTCAAATGATGGGACAGGTGAAAGTTGGCAGAATTTTATTAGAGGTATCTTTAATACATCATATATTAAAAACAAAGTTAATAATTCTAGTTTTGAATTTTTAAGTCAAAATTTGTTAAATGACTCTAAATCACAACCATTAGTTTCTTTACCGGGTGAAAAAAATATTGATGATTTTATATCAAATTCAACATCAAGTAATATTTTTAATTTAACTGACACATATCCATTTACAAATTTCGCTTGGGTTAAAAGTGAGTTAGCAAACGGTAATTCAATTTCAGATGTTAAATCGTCTTATAATACAACAAAAGTATTAACATATAATAGTAATAAAAAAATAATATCTAATTTTTTAGATATTACTAATGATGATAATAGAAGACCTTTTACTAACTTTTTATTTAATAATATTAAATCCCCAATTTATTATTTTGATTTAAAATTATTTTATGAAAATAGAAGTTTTGATTCTCAATTACCGACAGAAGGTAATTTAAGATATTTAAATTATTCAGGATTGGTGTCAAGTAACCAAACTGTGTCAATGTTAAACACTCCATATTTTACTAATTCAATTCAAGAAGGTGTTAAAAATTTTAGAAATGGGAGTGAATATCCATTTGTGGCGTCAGCTTATTTGTTTTTAAATAGTTTACCATTATCAACGCTTAGAGAAAAGTACAAAACTTATGAGACAAATTCCGTAACGGATTTAGACTATATTTTTGCAACGCTTAAAAAATTTGGTGCGGTACATAAATTACCATATGCTTGGATATTAAAAATTGGTTCTGTTTGGAACCGATATAAAAATTTTGTTGAGACAGGTGTTGATATTATTGATACATCGTGGTCCGGATTTAGTTATGTGCATAATTATGACCCTGTTACAAATTCTGCATCTAGAAATTATGGGTTAACAATTAACGGAGCTCAAATGGATATTGTATTAGAAAAAAATACAACATTAGGTCTTGAGACATCATCATTAATGAATACCGGATTTTACCCATTATTAATTAATGATTTTAATGTGTTTTATCAAGGGTTCCAAATTTATTCAGGTTATACCGATACCGATATTCAAAATGGGTTTAGTTCAGGTGTTACATTAAATTATGTACCTGAAGCGATTATTAATATGCCAGAAGGGTTTGACCCGAATAATCCAAAAAGAGATTTAAGGGTTATTCCCTGGTCAGTTTATATTACAACATTAGATAAAACTTCATCATATATTGTGCCATCTCAAGGGGCGTTAATTAATCAAACTAGTAATGAATGTATTACTGAGGAAACAAATCAATTAAAATATGAGATAACTGGAAATACGGCAATGTATAATGGTTCTGTTAGATTATTTTGGTCGGCACCTAACTATGGGTATTTTGATATTACTAAAGTTGTAAAACCAACACCTCTAAAATATTTAAAACAAGTTTTTAATCTTACCGGAAATACTAAACAAGAAAATTTTTCTATTAATGGAAAACAAGATGATTACACAGAAATTAGTGAAATGTTCTCAGTATTTGAAAAAGAAATTTTAGATAGTTTTGAGTCAGAATTTTTAAATTTTTCAAAATCAATTTATGATTTTGATAGTGAGTTTATATCAAACAGTGATACAGAAAGTACAAAATCCTTTAAGAATTTTCAAATGTTAATGAGAAATTTAATGAAAATACCTAAAATAACTGGTACGACAATAAATACTGAATTAGTTTCGGCTGTCCAAGAATCTCAATTAACTGTTTTATCTAACCTTTTACAATCATTTTTAAATTATGACGTGGTTTTTAAATATGGTAATCCGGCAAGTTTTGATAAAAGATTATTTTATACTTTTTCAAATGGGTTGATTGCTGACCCATATACGTGGAGTAAATACTCATTTCAAATACCAACTCCATTGCCGACATCAGGAGGTACAGTTACACTATCTCAATCTATTACTAACTATCCAAACGAATGGAAGGCGTTACAATTATATGTAGGGTTTTCAGAGATACCTCAATTACGTTATAGTAATAATGGTTCTTATATAACTGATTTCTTTGTTGATTGTAATATAGATTTTAGTGTTGATAATATTAAAACTTTTGCACCAATTATTAAAATTTATGCAACTCAAAAATTAAATGATAATACTTTAACATATAATAAATTTGTTAAATTAATGAATGAGTATATTGCGAGTACGGATAAATTTCAAAGTATTATTATTAATAAATTAATGCCTAAATTACAAAAACAATTACCGGATGTTGGTAGTACACCAGACGCTGTTTTGGCAACAGCTTTAGAAGGTCCTCAAACAAAATTAGAATATTGGGAATCATTTAAAGCATTAAATGATAAATGGATTGCGGGAAATGATTTTAAAACTAAGACACTTTTTGAAGATATTTTATTGATGGATAGAGCAAATAGAAATATTGGGGATAAAGTGTTAGTAGATATTCATAAATTGAAAAAAACGTTGACAAATATAAATCCTAAAACAAGTATGTTGATTTTTGTCCAAGATATTTTAGTAACAAATAATTTTGTTGTGATGAATATACCGTCTTATGTTAATTTTTATAATGTACAAGATGCGGTTAAAAATCCTGTGCCAAAACCGGAAGGGACTATTGATTTTGCGAATACAATGTTTGGAACATTTTTAAATGTTGATTATAGAAATTCTTCGGCTAAAATGGTTTGTTTTTATGCTGGAAAACCAAGTGAACAACCGGATTTTAAAAATAATGCTAACGTAAGATTTAAAGGGGATTCCTTTGATTTAAGAAGAGCGAGTGATAATCCATTAATTGAAGACCAAATAGGTAAACAAGATTGGGATAAATCTAATAAAGTTGTTGGGTTTAATGTTGATGTGGGACCACAAAATCAATCAATTTTTCATGGGTTCCAAATAGACCAAAGTGCGGGGCAAGCAACTGCTGAGTCATTACAACAAACAGATGAATTAGTTAAACAATCATCAGGTAAAGCGGCTGGTACTCAAAATGTTTCATTATATAACTTATACAAAAATAGAAGTTATGCTTGTACTGTATCTATGATGGGTAATGCAATGATTCAACCAACAATGTATTTTAATTTAAGACATGTACCAATGTTTAGTGGGGCATATATGATTCAGGAAGTTAATCATAGTATTGGACCGGGAACATTTGAAACGGTATTTAAAGGTATTAGACAATCAATTTCAAATTTACCTGAAATAGATAGTTACATCCAAACATTAAAAACTAATTTATTAACGTCTATTATTGAGAAAAACAAACAAGATAAACAAGCGGCAATAAAAGAAAGTGGGTCTAAACAACAAAACGTTATTAGTCAATCTAATAATACTGTTACAGATGCAACTAAAAAACCCGCTAATAGTTCAAGTAATTATCCAAGTTGTACACCGTTAAAAAATTATGAAAAATATCAAAATATAACACCTTCTACAAACAAGGCTAAATATAAAGACGCTATTAGTACAATCATTAGTCAAACAGCTGACCAAAAATTGAGATATTTAATTTTTACGGCAATTTATTTAGGTTCGTCAAATGGAACAATATTAGAAACAAATCAACATAATTATTCAGGAATTGATTTATTACAAAATTGGGGTCAATCTGGTGTTTCTTATTTTGAAAATTTATATTATTGTAATTCTAATAATATTCCATATGCTAGCTTTTCGGATTTGCCAAAACATATTGAATTTTTAATTTCTAGATGGAAAGATAGAGTCGGTCAATTACCAGCAATCACGGCTAAAGATATTGCTAAGTTTTATACTTTGTATTTTTCAGCAAATGCTAAAAATATTGATGTTTATAATAAATTATCTCAAAATCCAAGTCAATTAAGTGAAATTGAGGTTAGTGTTCAACAATCAATTGACCTATTTAAAACCGGTAGTGGAAATGTAAGTGGTACACCACCACCTAACACACCACCACAAGGACAAACAAACCAAGTTATTTTTGAAAATAGTTTCGCTTTTAGTACTTATTATTTACAAAATTTAAAAATTAATAGCGGCGGGGCGTTAACGGGTGATTTTCTTGTTTTAAACAACGGTGCTTTATTAACACAAGACTATAATGCTAAAATATATTTGGCGTCACAAATGTCAGATATATTAATTGCTAATTTTACTATAAAAGAAAAAACTAATAGAGGTTCATTTGTGAGTTCACCTGATTTTATTGAGGCTTTGGAGTTGGCTAGAAACCGACAAACATACGAAGTAGGTTTTAGAGTTAGGGTTGACGCTTTCCCAAATATTATATTTGGAAACAAGGACTTTGTAAAAGTGGTTATGCCATTGGATTGTCCTGAAGAAGGACTCAACTATCGTGAAATAATTGGAACATATGATTGGAAGGCAATTAAAGATAATATTTGTTGTAAATGTTATGGTAAACCATATACAGGTATGGAAATTGTTTGGGATGGAAAACCGTGTTCAAGAAACGGAACAACATGTTAAATTAGGTTTTTTCAAAATAAAAGATATTTATAAATAAAAGATTATGGACACAAAATTAATATTAGACAACTATTTAGGTAAAAATACCAGAAGTACCGAAAAAGATTTGGGAGATGGTTCTAAACAAGTATGTGATTTAGATACTGGTGACTGTTATACTATCAGAATGAAAGATGGTTTAATAGAAAGAGTTGATAACACATTAAATAAAAATAAAAAAATTCAAGTTGAAACTTTAACAGGTGTAAAACAACTATTAAACGGTTAATAACATGAAAAAAATAGACAATCAGATTTTAGAGGAAATCGCCAGATATAATTCAATTAATAATTATATTGTAGAACAAGACGCTACGTTACCCCCACCACCTGGTGAGGTTGACCCAAATGCTGCACCGGCTCCTGAAACGGCTCCACCGGCAGACCCAAATGCGGGTATGGCTCCACCAACTGCTCCCGCAGGTCCACAACCTGTGGATGTTGCGACTGACCCTGATGTTGAAAAAATTGGTGCAGATGAAAAATCTGAATCAAAAACTGAAGAAATGGACATCACTGATTTAGTAAAGTCACAGAAAAAAGTGGAAGAAAAACAGGAAGAATATTTTACTAACTTATTCCAACATTTAACGGATTTAGAATCTAAATTAGGAGAAATGGATGGAATCATGACTAAATTAAATGATTTAGAGGCTAAAGTTGAAAAATACCGAGAAAAAACGCCACAAGAAAGATTAGAGTTAAGAACATTGGATTCAGGTCCTTTTAATCAAAAACTAAGTCAATTCTTTGATGACAAGGAAGAAGATATGGAAAAATCGGGAAAAAATGAATATATTTTAACTCAAGATGAAGTTGAAGAATATTCTCCAAATGAAATCAAGAAAACCTTCAGAAATTTTGAAGATGAAACAAAACCATTTAAGCAACTAAGATAATTAAAATGGTCTCCGGACCATTTTTTTTTACAAAACAATTTGACAAACACACGGCTGACACTTATACTTTTATAAACCTTTAAATATTTTAAACACTATGGCGACAAATTCATTAGACGCAGTTTTGGCTCAATATGAGCAAGCAAAACAAGGTAGTACTTCTTCTACCTCAAAATTCACACAAGAAGAAAGAATGAAAAAATACTTCGCGGCAATCCTTATGGATAAGGAAACTCAAGGTCAGCGAAGATTACGAATCTTACCAACAAACGATGGTTCTTCACCATTTAAAGTGGTTTATTATCACGAGATTCAAGTGGATGGGAAATTCCAAAAATTTTATGACCCAGGAAAAAACGACAACGAACGTTCACCTTTGACTGAGGTTTATGAGGAACTTCGTTCAACGGGAAAAGAGGAAGATAAAAAATTGGCATCAAATTACTTGGCTCGTAAATTCTATATCGTAAAAGTTATCGATAGAGATAACGAAGCGGACGGAGTTAAATTTTGGAGATTTAAATCTAACTACAAGAATGAAGGTATTTTCGACAAAATTATCCCAATCTACAGAAACAAGGGAGATATTGCTGACCCTGAAACAGGTAGAGACCTTATTCTTGAATTAACTAAGGCAAAAACACCAAAAGGGGCTTATTACACCGTAATTCAAACAGTAATGTATGATGATGCGGCTCCGGTTCACGAAGACAAAGTATTGGCTGATTCTTGGATTAACGATGAGTTAACTTGGGAAGATGTTTACTCTAAAAAACCGGTTGAGTACTTAGAAGCTATCGCAAGAGGTGAAACTCCAAAATGGAATACTGATAAAGGCGGTTACGATTATGGTAACTCTGATTCAGGTGAAATATCGTTTGGTGGTTCTAAACCATCGGCTCCGGTTGACCCACAGGCGAATGCTGAAGAGGATGATGATATGCCATTCTAATCAAACAACTTAGACATATAACTAGGACACTGAGACATACTTAGTGTCCTACTTGTCTAAAAAACTCAAAAAATTAATTTAACTTAGACATATGGCGATTAAAAAACACGATTTTAAGTCCATTAAGGACAAATTCTCAACATCGGCAAAATACAAACCACAAAGATTTTTTGACTTAGGTCCTGACTTCTTGGATGCTGTTGGTATTCCGGGACCAGCTATAGGACACTTAAATATGTTCTTGGGTCACTCAGATACTGGTAAAACAACTGCGTTGGTTAAATGTGCTGTTGATGCTCAGAAAAAACAAATATTACCGGTATTCATTATTACCGAACAGAAATGGTCGTTTGAACACGCAAAACTCATGGGTTTTGATTGTGAAGAAATGGTTGATGAAGAAACGGGTGAATTAGAATGGGACGGGTTCTACATCTTCAATAATAACTTCAGTTATATTGAACAAATTACCGACTATATTAATAGTTTACTTGATGCTCAGGAAAAGGGTGAATTAGACTATAGTTTATTGTTTTTATGGGATTCTGTTGGTTCAGTTCCTTGTAAGATGACCTTTGAAGGTAAAGGTGGTAAACAACATAATGCAGCGGCGTTAGCTGATAAAATAGGTATGGGTATTAATCAAAGAATTTCAGGAAGTCGTAAGGCAGATTCTAAATATGAAAATACTTTGGTTATTGTTAATCAGCCTTGGGTTGAACTTCCGGATAATCCATTTGGACAACCTAAAATTAAAGCTAAAGGTGGTGAGGCAATTTGGTTGAACTCATCCTTAGTGTTCCGTTTTGGAAATGAAAAAGGTGCGGGAACAACAAAGATTACCGCAACTAAAGATAAAAGAACTATCAAATTTGCTGTGAGAACTAAAGTCTCAGTAATGAAAAACCACATCAATGGATTGGGTTATGAAGATGGTAAAATTATTGTAACACCTCACGGGTTTTTGGCGGGTAAAGAAACTACCGAAGAAAAAGCTTCAATTGAGAAGTACAAAAAAGAATACTCTGAATATTGGAAAAACATTATCGGAACAGATGGTGATTACGATTTGAAAGAGGTTGAAGAAAAAGACTAGTAACGAACACAAACAAAACAAGTGACTAAAACACTATTAGTGGATGGCAATAATTTAGTAAAAATTGGCTTTCACGGAGTAAAAGATTATTATCATAATGGAAAACACATAGGTGCCATCTGGCACTTTGTGAATACCATTAGACGTTTCATAGACGAACAAGACTTTGATAAGGTTGTTGTGATGTGGGATGGTGATGATAACTCCTCGGCTCGAAAACTTATTTATCCCCAATATAAAGAAAAACGTAGTAGTAGAGACAACGAATATAAGTTAGATTCTTTCACTGAGCAGAAAGAAAGAATCAAACAATACTTGGAAGACTGTTATATAAGACAAATTAACGTAGATAATAATGAAGCGGATGATTTGATTGCTTACTATTGCCAAATCTCGGAAAACGAACAAAAAACTATCTATTCGGGAGATAAAGACCTTACCCAACTAATTTCAGATAAGGTGTCGGTATTTTACCCAAGAACTAAACAAACTTACCACGTTGGAAGTAAAATCAAATGTGATTTTTACGAATTTCCTCACGAAAACATTAGAACTTATAAAATTTTATCGGGAGATAAATCTGATAACATTGATGGGATTTCCGGGTTGGGAGAAAAGACACTTATTAAGTTTTTTCCTGAGCTACTTGAAAAACCCGTTTCAATTACCGATATTTTAGAAAAGGCGGAAACATTACTAAAGGAAAATAAAAATAATAAAACATTACAAAATTTGTTATCCGGTAAAAGTAAAAGTGGGTTTAATGGTGATGAATTTTTTATTATTAATGAAAAAATCATAAATTTATCAAATCCATTGATTACTGATGAAGCTAAAGAACTTGTTGAATTATATTATAGAGAAACTTTAGACCCTGATGGTAGGGGACATAGAGGTCTTATTAAGATGATGATGGAGGATGGTTTTTTTAAGTATCTACCGAAAGGTGATGATGCTTGGGTTAATTTTGTTAGACCCTTTATGAAATTAACAAGAAAAGAAAAAAGAAATTATAAAAACAATTAATTAAAATTATGAAAGACCAAGAATCGGTAAAATTAGAATTCTTAATGATGGTAAATGATAACATCATTGTACAAAGATTTTTTAACGTGAGAGAGTTCAACAATGAGGGGAAAAACTCATTAGAACTTTACGAATTACTTCGTGAATTCAAAGATGACATTCAAACACAATTGTCTTTGAAAACTGTTACATATATGACAGATAATATGTACGAAATTATCAACAATCCAGCTATTTTAGAAACGTCTTATACTGACGGTCCGGAGTACTTTAACATCTTCATCAAACAAAATGATGTGACAATTTGTCATAGACAGGTGGACGCTAAAGTATACCCTCCGAAGATAAGATATACTGTGGATGTACGCCCACACCTAAAAAACTTGTTGATGAACCTAACTGACATTTTTTCATCAAGAGATTTAACAAAAAAATATCTAGAAGTTAACCTAAGTGTATAGTATTTATTAATACACTAAAAGAAAAAAATATGGCGTCAAACAAAAATTTCGAGTATCTGGGGAGTACCTTTCAGATACAATTATTAAACCAAATCATTATCGACAAAGACTTCTCAAGGTCAATTATAGATGTGATTGAAACAAGTTATTTTGAGAATAAATACTTCAAATTAATTATTCAAATGATTAAAGAGTATTATACAAAATACGAACACACACCAACCTTTGACACATTAGAACAAATTACAAAATCTGAGATACAACAACCTCTAGCGGCTAAAATCATTATTGATACCCTAACAAAAGTTAAGGAGTCCACGCTTGAAGGAGCTGAATTTGTACAAGAAAAATCGATGAAGTTCTGTAAACAACAGGAGTTACAGAAAGTAATGGTTAAAGCTCAAAAAATCATCGACACTGGTGAATTTGAGAGTTATGACACATTAGAGGAAATGGTAAGTAAGGCATTACAAGTAGGTGAACACGATAAGGGAACGGAAAGTGTTTTTAGTAACTTAGATGATGTTCTAAACGAAGATTATCGTCATCCGATACCGATGGGTATTCCGGGTATAGATAGACTCTTAAAAGGGGGGTTAGCTAAGGGTGAAATCGGTGTTGTTTTAGCACCAACAGGTGTAGGTAAATCTACTTTACTTACAAAAATTGCGAATCACGCATTTAATTTAGGTTACAATGTTTTACAAATATTCTTCGAGGATAACCCGAAGATTATCCAACGTAAACACATTACATTATGGACAAAGATTCATCCGGATGAATTGTCAATAAAAAAAGAAGAGGTTATGATTAAAGTTCAAGAAATTAAGGAGAAAATGCCTAATGAATTGATACTTAAAAAACTTCCTTCTGATACTGTAACAATGATGCAGATTAAAAACCAAATCAGAAAAATGATTTCAGAAGGAATCAAAATTGATATGGTATTATTAGACTACATTGATTGTGTGGTTCCGGATAAAAACTTGGGGGATGAATGGAAATCTGAAGGGTCAGTGATGAGAGGTTTTGAATCTATGTGTCACGAACTTGATTTGGTAGGATGGACCGCTACTCAGGGTAATAGAAGTTCAATATCGTCAGATGTTGTAACAACCGACCAAATGGGTGGTTCTATCAAGAAAGCTCAGGTTGGACACGTAATTATTTCCGTGGCTAAATCTCTACAACAAAAAGAAATGAAATTAGCGACAATAGCAATAACTAAATCCCGTATTGGTGATGATGGTGTTGTATTTGAGAATTGTAAATTTGATAATGGTATGTTGGAGATAGATACTGAAAGTTCAGTAACATTCTTAGGTTTAGAAGAACAAACCGAAGAAAGAAATAGACAGAGAATCAAGGACTTGTTAGACAAGAGAAAACAAAAAGAACAAACACAAAATTAAAAAAATGAAAGAAAAAATATTAGAACCAAACAATGACAGATTCGTTATCTTCCCTATAGAACATAACGACATTTGGGAGTATTACAAACAACATCAAGCAGCGTTTTGGACGGCAGAAGAGGTGGATTTATCTAACGATATTAGAGATTGGGAAAACCTATCTGATAACGAAAGATTTTTCCTTAAAAATGTATTAGCGTTTTTTGCGGCGTCTGATGGTATTGTAAATGAAAATTTGGCGGAGAATTTCTTAAAAGAAGTTCAGTATGCTGAAGCAAAATTCTTCTACGGATTCCAAATTATGATGGAGAACATTCACTCACTAATGTATTCATTATTGATTGATACTTATGTGTCTGATGAGACAGAGAAAGACGAATGTTTCCACGCAATTGATAGATTACCTGCTGTTCAAAAGAAAGCTAAATGGGCTCTTGATTGGATTGAGAATGCTTCGTTTCAAGAAAGATTAGTAGCGTTTGCGGCGGTTGAAGGTATTTTCTTCTCCGGTTCATTCTGTTCTATTTTTTGGATGAAATCAAGAGGAATTATGCCAGGATTATGTAGTGCTAATTCACTAATCTTCAAAGACGAAAATTTACATTGTGATTTTGCTATCCATTTGATTAACAATCACGTAGAGAATAAACCAACTGAGAAAAGAATTAAAGAGATATTATTATCTGCTTTAGAGATTGAAAAAGAGTTTATTACTGAGTCATTACCTGTATCTTTAATAGGTATGAATTCAAACTTGATGAAACAATATCTTGAATTTGTAACTGACGGATTACTAATTAAGTTTGGTTGTAAGAAACATTTTAATGTGGAACAACCATTTAAATTTATGGAACAAATTGCTGTTGAAACAAAAGGAAACTTTTTTGAAGGTAGAACTTTGGAATACCAAAAAGCTAAGTTAGGTGAGTCATTAACGTTTACAGAAGATTTTTAATATATGATGTCACTAAAAATTAAAAAAAGAGGGGGAGACGAAGTATCGTTTAACCCTCAAAAAATATATCAGAGAGTCAAAAGAGCTGCTAAGGGTATGAATGTGAATGCTGATGAGGTATTCATTAAAGTTATTACTTCGGTACCAACCGAAGGTATTATTACAACAAAAGAGTTGGATAAATTGGTTTATGAAATCGCTGCAGCTTATACCGGTAGTCATCACGATTATTCGAGATTGGCTTCTTCGGTAGCTATTTCTGCGTATCACAAAGAGACTGACGAAAGTTTCTGTAATACTATGAAACGTTTACACGAGGAAGGTGTTATTAATGATATCTTAATTGATACAATTAACGAATATGGTTGGGGAGATATCGATTCTGTGATAAATCACGAGAATGATTACAATTTTGATTATTTTGCTTGGAAATCATTACAGGAAATGTATTTATTAAAAACGCCTAAAGGTGTTGTAGTTGAACGACCACAACATATGTATATGAGAGTTGCTTTATGGGTTACTAAATCATTTGAAGAGGCGGTTGAATACTATAATTCATTATCAAATCAACTTATCTCTCCGGCAACACCGATTATGATTAATGCGGGTACTAAAACACCTCAACTAGCGTCTTGTGTATTGAAATACAATAATGGAGATTCAAGACAAGGTTTATTAGATACGTTTAACGACATTTCAACGTATTCGTCAGATGCTGCTGGTATTGGTTTATGTATGTCAAATATCCGTAGTAAAGAAAGTAGAATCAACTCATCAGGAGGATTTGCGGGTGGTTTATTGAAATACCTAAAGATTGTTAATGAAGGATTAAGATTCTTCAACCAACAAGGAAGAAGACCGGGAAGTGCTGCTATCTACATAGAGCCTTGGCATAAAGACATCATAGACTTACTTGAAATCAAAAAGAATACAGGTGCTGAGGAATTGAGAGCGAAAGATTTATTCACCTCAATTTGGTTACCTGACAACTTTATGAATGCGGTTAAAAACAATGGTGACTGGTATTTGTTCTGTCCTAACGATATTATCAAAGCGGGTATCAAACCATTACAAGAGGCTTACGGTGATGAATATGAATCAAATTACAACAAAGCGGTTGAACTTGGTTTAGGTAAGAAAGTGAAAGCTCAGACAATTTGGAATAAGATTATTGAATCTCAGGTTGAAACCGGAGTTCCTTATTTATGTTCTAAAGATAGTGCTAACAGAAAGACAAACCATCAAAACATCGGGGTGATTAAACAATCTAATCTATGTAATGAGATTTACCAATATACTGATGAAACTACTACAGCAATCTGTACGTTATCATCTATGGTATTGAAAAACTTTATTATTAAAGGTGAGTTTGATTTCAAATTACTTTATAGTGAGGTTAGAAAAGTTGTGAGAGCACTTAACAAAGTTGTTGACATCAACAGTTATTCAACGGAACAAGGAAGAAAAGGTGGGTTAGAACAAAGAGCAATTGCCATCGGAACACAGGGTCTTGCTGATGTATTCTTCTTAATGGATTATATCTTCACAACTGAAGAAGCAAAAAAACTTAATAAAGAGATTTTTGAAACTATCTATTTTGCGGCAATCACCGAAAGTATGAACCTATGTAAAACAGGTGAATACAAACCATACAAATTCTTTAAAGGGTCACCAATGTCAAAAGGTATATTCCAATTTGATATGTGGGGGTTAGATTACGAAGGATTAGGAAGAATGTGGGATTGGGATTCACTTAAATTAGAAGTGTCTAATCACGGGATTTGTAACTCTTTATTTACGGCTCAGATGCCAGTAGCGTCGTCAGCTAAGATTACAGGTTCATTTGAAATGACTGAACCGGCTCACTCGGCATTATTTAATCGTCGTGTAGTTGGTGGAGAAATTTTAATTGTTAACAAATACTTAATTAACGATTTTGAAAAGTTAGGTGTATGGTGTGAGGATTTGAAGAATGAAATCATTATGAATGAAGGTTCTATTCAAAACATTAACTTTAATCACTATTTAGACCCGGAAGATAAGAATTACAATAAGAAGGTAAAACGAATTGAACATTTGATTCCGAAATATAGAACGATTTGGGAAATATCTCAAAGAGAACTTATTGATATGGCGGCAGACAGAGCTCCATTTATTGACCAATCACAATCAATGAATATCTATATGTCAGAACCAACATTATCAAAAATTTCATCATCTCACTTCCATTCTTGGGGTAAAGGATTGAAAACTCTTTGTTACTATGTTAGAACAAAAGCAATATCAACCGGAGCTAAACATTTGGCTGTTGATATTACAAAAATCCAACAACCAAAAACAGTTGAGAAACCAACGGTTGATTTAACAACAAAACCAACAGACACTGAATTTGAGTGTTTTGGATGTGGTTCTTAATAGAATTAAATATTAATCACGACTTTGGTCGTGATTTTTTATTTTACTCTATTTATAAGAAATAATTACGACACTATATTTATAGTTATGGCAGATGGAAAAACATATGGTATTAATTTCCCTTTTAGGGATTCTTATGATGGAAAGTATTTAGACCTTTCCACAGATAGTGCTCAAGAAACAAGAACGGATTTAATACATTTATTATTAACTAGAAAAGGAAGTAGATATTTTTTACCCGATTTTGGTACAAGACTATATGAATTTATTTTTGAACCATTAGATGGTCCAACATTTTCAGATATTGATGCTGAAATTAGAGATGCTGTTGAAGAATATATACCGGGAATAACAATAAAAAATATAAGTATTACCGCAGCATCTGATGGTGAAGAAGATAAAGGTACTTATGTTGACCAATACGATACTCGTGTTTTTAGAGTACCGGGTATTGGAACTAAAGAACACACTGCGAAAGTTAAAATAGATTATCAAATAAATAATGACGTGTTTAACGCCAGTGATTTTGTAATCCTAAATATTTAAAGAATATGGCTAATAAAAAAATATCGTATACTACGAGAGACTTCCAATCAATTAGAACTGAATTAATAAACTTCACTAGAACTTATTATCCGGAGTTAGTTGACAATTTTAATGATGCGAGTGTATTCTCAGTGTTATTAGATTTAAATGCTGCGGTTACGGATAACCTTCAATTTAATATTGATAGAAGTATTCAGGAAACTGTTTTACAATATGCTCAACAAAGGTCTTCAGTTTTTAATATTGCAAAGACTTATGGGTTAAAAGTTCCTGGTCAAAGACCATCGGTTGCCTTAGTTGATTTTTCAATTACGGTACCGGCTTTTGGTGATAAAGAGGATTTAAGATATTGTGGTATATTACGTAGAGGTTCTCAAGCAAGTGGTGCGGGTCAAGTATTTGAAACTGTTTACGATATTGATTTTTCATCACCGTCAAACGCTGAGGGATTTCCTAATAGATTAAAAATACCAAATTTTGATTCAAATAATAAATTATTAAATTATACAATTACTAAACGAGAAACTGTTGTTAATGGGATTACCAAAGTTTTTAAAAGAGTTATTACAGCAAATGATGTAAAACCATTTTTTGAATTATTTTTACCTGAAAAAACTGTTTTAGGTGTAACTAGTGTATTATTAAAAGACGGTACTCAATATGCGAATGTCCCTTCAAACCAAGAATTTTTAGGTGTTGATAACAGATGGTTAGAAGTACAAGCCTTGGCTCAAGATAGAGTTTTTATTGAAGACCCAACAAAAGTTTCTGATAATCCCGGTATTAAAGTTGGTAGATATGTAACTACCGCAACTAAATTTATAACAGAATTTACACCGGAAGGTTTTTTTAAAATGACTTTTGGTGGTGGAACACAATCAGCGGATGAACAACTACGAGAATTTGCTAGAGATGGAAAACCATTGAACTTATATAAATATTCAAATAACTTTGCGTTAGGTAGTACTTTAAAACCTAACACTACTTTATTTGTTCAGTATAGAATTGGTGGTGGTTCAGGAACTAATTTAGGTGTTGGTGTAATAACTCAAATAGGGACAGTTTCATTTTTTGTGAATGGTCCATCAGATTCTGTTAATACAACTGTGGTTAATTCATTGAGATGTAATAATGTTACTGCGGCAATTGGTGGGGCTAATTATCCAACAACGGAAGAGGTTAGAAATTTAGTATCATATAACTTTACGGCTCAAAATAGAGCGGTTACAATAAATGATTATGAATCCATAATAAGAACAATGCCATCTCAATTTGGAGCTCCTGCTAAAGTAGCGATAACTGAAGAAAATAATAAGATTAAAGTTCAAATGTTATCTTATGACGAAACAGGTAGATTAACTGAAATAGTTTCTAATACATTAAAAAATAATGTGGCGAATTATTTATCAAATTATAGAATGATTAATGATTACGTGTCAATTGAAAGTGCTAATGTTATTGATTTAGCAATAAATGTTGATGTTGTGTTAGATAATTCACAAAATCAGGGTTCAATTATATCTCAAATAATTAATATAATTACTGATTATTTTGACCCAACAAACCAAGAAATGGGTGAAAATGTTAATGTATCAGAATTAAGAAGATTAGTTCAAAGTGAAAATGGGGTTATTTCTGTTTCTGACATGACATTTTTTAATAAAGTTGGGGGTCAATATTCTTCCTCTCAAACATCACAAAGATATATTGATTCGGAAACTAAACAAATTGAATTAGTTGATGATACAATTTTTGCTGAACCGAGACAAGTATACCAAGTTAGATATCCAAACAAAGATATTAATGTTAGAGTTAAAAATATTAAAACGGTTAATTTCTCTTAGTAATTTATTTTAAAAATTATTGTTTTATCCTTATTATTAATCAAACAAAATAATATGGATTATATTTTACAATTTTTAGACGCTATAAAAGGTAATAACGGTACTTGGATTCAAGCCATCGTTATTAGTTTAATTTTACATATTAGACTTTGGATAGGAATACCATTTTTTATACATTATTTAATAATTGTTATTAAAAACAAAACAAATATTAAAATATTCCCAACATTAATGTGTATTTTTTTTATGACCTTGATTGGGTATGAATCTACAAACATTTATAGTGATAGACAATCTGAGACTAAAAAATATAACATAGAACATGTTAAAAAAACTACAAATAATTTAATTATAGTGATACAAGGGGTTAATAATCCATTTAAGGATTTTATCTCTAAAAACAAAACTCAAGTTGACGTTACAAATTCTCGTGATGAAAATGGGTTGGGATATATTAAATCAAAAAATTTTACAAAAGATACTCAAGTTTTAACTTATGTGAGTTCACATAGTGAAAACTTAACACCTGAAGATGTTTATAGTGTGATTTATTACTACAAGTTATTTAATCCAAATGGTAAAGTTATTATGGTGGGTCATAGTATTGGGGGGTATAATGTTATTCAAGTTGTTAATCAATTAAAGAAAGAAAAAATCAATATTGATTTAGCTATTTTAATAGACCCGGCAAACAAAAAAGAAAATAATGTTGAATATAATATTCCTACTAATATAAATAGATTAATTAATTTAACTTCAACTGAATATAGTGATGAGTTCATATTTTTTACAAATTCAGGGGGTAAACCAACGATATCGTCAAGTAATGTGAATTACGTTAACATTGAAATAAAAAACACAACTCATACGGATATTGATAATGTCGTTTATCTTAAAATTAATGAATTATTAAAAGATTTTATAGAAAAAGGGGATAATCCAATAAGTGAGATTAAGAAATATAAGTTTTAATCATAATTTATTTTATTAAATAATGAATTATCTTTTGAAAATAGTATATAAACTATTTATTAAAAAAGATTATTATGTCCAATTCATTTAGAATAAGAACTGAGCCTGGTGTTGATAAATCACTTAATGTCTTGATAGACCAAGAATTTGAGTATTTAGAAATATTATCTCTAAAAATATTACAAAGTCAAATATATACTAGACAATGCTCGGATTATGGAGTTCTTGTCGGTAGAGTTAGCGTTAATAATGGTTTTGGTATTCCAAACGCTAAAGTTTCAATATTTGTTCCATTAGATAGTACTGATGAATTAGACCCCGTAATTTCCGAATTATACCCTTATAAATCACTTTCTGACCTTAATGATGACGGATACCGTTATAATTTATTACCATATACTCAATCCCACAGTGGTCATATACCAACTGGAACCTTCTTCACTAGAAAAGATGTTTTAGTTGACCCAACATTAATCCAAGTTTATGATAAATACTATAAATTTTCCACAGTAACTAATACAAGTGGGGATTATATGATATTTGGATTACCAACCGGTAGTCAAACAATAGTTGTTGATATTGACTTATCGGATATTGGAGAATTTTCATTATCACCACAAGATTTAATAAGAATGGGTATTGCCACACCATCTCAAGTTGCGGGGGTTTCATTTAAATCGTCAACCAATTTAAGAAGTTTACCTCAAATTATAACTATTAATAGAACTGTTGAAGTTGAGCCTTTATGGGGTCAACCACAAATATGTAATTTAGGGATTACAAGAACAGATTTTGACTTATCGTCGGAATCTGGAATAGATATCACACCTACGGCTATTTTTATGGGTTCCATAGTTTCTACAACTGATGAGGATGCTTTAAAACGAACGTGTCAAGTTAGAGGTAATGCGGGTTATTTATGTAGTTTAACTACGGGTCCTGGTGAAATTTTAGGTATACGTCAAACAATATTCCAAGATGAATATGGTAGACCAATATTGGAATCTTTTGATTTAGATGAGGGGGGTAAAGTAATTGATTCAAATGGTACGTGGTTAGTTGATATACCAATGAATTTGGATTATTACATTACAAATGAGTTTGGGGAACAAGTCTTATCAAATGACCCTAAAAAAGGGGTTCCAACAAGAGCCAAATGTCGTTTTAAAGTAAAATGGGACCAATCTCCATCATTATCAGAACAAATTAAGAGAGGTTATTTTATTGTACCAAATGTTAGAGAACATGGGTGGACTACTAGTGGTTCAGACCCATTGAGTTCTTCTAATAGAACATTGAATTCACCGTATGATTTGGCAATGAAATCATATGCTTTTAGTTTAGATTGGGCGGATTATGGATATACAGGTACGTCTACAAGTAGTGGTGCAAACATTGGTAGACAAATGATTCAAGAGGCAATTGATTGTGACGATAAATTTTATGTAATGCAATATAATAAAGTTTATACAGTATCTCAGTTAGTTGATAAATTTAGAAAAGGTATTACACCTGATAGATTTATTGGGATTAAAAATATTTTGGATGATAGTTGTAATAGTGAAAATAACAAATTTCCAACAAATGATTCTAATATGAGATTTGATATAATTTATATTTTATATTCATTTCTAATGATGGTATTTAGACCGGTGCTTTTTTTATTATTGATTACCGCCCATTTATTATATTTTACAATAATGTTGCTTAGAATATTAGTAATACCAGCGTTAATACTTTATTATACAGTTCAGGTAGTCAATACGGGAGTTTTAATCGCAGGAACAGTACCATATGCTTTAGGTTTAATTGTTGGGTACTTACTACAAATTATTCTTTATATATTGCTTATTGCGGCTTTTGTTGTTATATTGAAGGAATTATGGAAGATGGATTTAAAAGGTATTTCATTACCTATGTTAACTTATCCGGATTGTGATTTATGTGATTGTTCTGTTGGTCAAACACCTGGTACTGAAGGTAGTGTGAGTGAAGAAGCGAGCGCTTCTGTTTCAGATATTTCAGGAGATTCTACAGAGGAGTTACCTTGCCCATATATATATCTTGACCCTGCACCTGATAACGCATTATCGTCATCTTTAGTTTTGTTGGGGGTTAGTAGTCCTTTATATAAAATTCCGGGTAATTCGGTAGATTCATCAATAAAAAATGCTGTTACATCAATTTATTCAGGTAAAATACCTGCTGGTGATAGTGATAATAGTGTTGGTATTCCAAAAGTACAGGAAATTGTTTATGAGATTAGTGGGAATCAAGAAAATGATTATATATTTTCGTCTAATTTAACTTTGGCGGAAAGAATGAATTTGTTTAACACAAAGGCGAAGTATTTTGATGGAAGTCCTGGTTCAAATCCGGGTGGTGGTGTTAATAGAATAAAAGTAACATTTGACCCGGCAAATAATAGTCCTTTAACTACATTCCATTATGATAATACTATAGTCATTTTATGTGATAAAAATAGTTTAAATAGTTTGAAAGTTGGTCAAATGCTTTCATTTCAAAATCCTACATTAACCAAAGATATTAATTTATTTAGTGGTGTTACAAATTCTTTTGGTAACCAAGCGATTACAGGATTTACATCTACAGGAATAACACAAGTTTCTTTCTCTTATGCTAACCCTAATCCGGCGGGTTCTCCTTTAGGGGTTACATATAATGTTATGTTAACAGGTTCAACGGAATTTACAGGCACAACGAATGGTTATAATGATTATTATAGGTTCCCGATGGATTTGGAATATTTCCAAGTTATAACGGGTATGACTTATTCTGAATTTAGTGGACAATGTGGGACAACAATACCTAATTCTCTTAATGAAAGATTTCTACATAATGATATGTTTCTTCAAAGATGGGCAGGTGGTAGTCAAATACAACCAGGTTGTTGGGGAGGACCGTATACTAAAGATAATCCAACTACTGAATCATTCCCAATATTAAAAAAACCAATAAATTATCTGAAAGACCCTGACCAACAATGTGTTTTAATCTTAAATAGAGGTGTTGACCCTAATGTGTCAAGAGTAAAAATTAGATACGATTTAAATATTTTATTTGGTAAAAATTTAGGTAGTGACCCTTCATTGATTATTGAAGGTAATTATAAAATGAACTATCCAATTCAAGGAAAATTTAAAAATGTTAGTCACGATAAAAATAACATACCAAATAATTTAGCAACAGATTCATATTCAGGTGAAAAATTATATTTTGATACGTTTGATTTTACCGCAGACACCACTTCATTTTCATCATTCACCTCTCCGTTATTTAGTTATTATTCTAAATTAGATAACAACGCTTTAACTTATCGACCAAGTTGTCCTGGTCCTGAGGTGGGTTTTGAATTCCCATTACCAGTTTCTGATGGGGCTCAAGCAAACAGTGTGTATGGTTTAAAAGTTATTACTCAAAATGATTTTACAAGTGAATGGAGTTTGTCACAAATTACCCCTTATGGATTTATGGGTATTGATAGTTGTACTACTTATGTTCCGGTTAGTAATGGTAATGGTTCTGATACAACAAAAAATAGAGGGTATTATATT